TTATGCCGGAGCCGGGATACAGAAGCGATTGACGAAGAGCAGTCATCACTCGCTCGTGAATCTTTCTACTTGAGAGCATACGATTGATCGCAAGCTCTGCCTTTTGTGGATCACCCTTACCAGCGGGGTCTGCGCCCAGAATCACGCGGCTTGCCCGTGGATACAGGGCCGAAAGGTACGACGTAATCACACCCCAAAGACGGTTGACCTCGACCTCAACCTCACGGAGACGACGATTGCGCTTAGGCATGTCGTCACCCGTCATGTACTCCCAATACCTGGTCATGTACGTGTGCTTGTACAGAGACCAGTCTTTGCGGTTCATCCGTGCATGGCGATCATGAGCGCGAACGAATTCGTGAATCAGCTTCGGGGTAATTTGATCTTTATCGCTCACGAGACCTTCGCTCCGCTCATTACATTAAATGGATTTCTGCGAGCATGATATCTCTTCGTGCCCCTTTTGGGAATCTCCTTAGCCTGCGGCATTTTACGGCGATTCCACTCAGCCAACATTAACGCATCACAGTGATCATCGTGGTAACCATCTTGGCCTTCGATCTTACCATTATGCTCACGTATATGCATAAGCTCTTGAACTGTAGACAAGTCATTCAAAGTTAGAGAGTCACTATTAACCATCTGTCTCAGATGAGCGTACGCCTCTTCTTTATTTCCTCGGGTCGTTGTCCAGAACTTCGGAACCTTGCTTGCTGCCTGACCCGGCGCAGGCGGCTTGTGCCACAAGGGCAGTCCAGCCTTCTGGAACTCACGAATGACAACAGGTCCAGCGCCGCCTGTGTTGGCTTCAACCAGAGTCCTTGCCTTGTTGTAGTGCATCGCAAGCTCTACAGCCTTTTGAGCAAACAGAATCTCACCACCATGATTCATAGACAGGGTGGCAACCTGCCTACCGTCCGCGCTTAGAACCTGAGCCACGGCGTAGTCTCCACCGTTGCACCAGGATGGGTCTACGCCGATCGCATAGTTCATCCCTGGGTAAGGACGCTCATAGACTCTCAACTCGCCCTCAACAGGCTTCAGTGATGCGAGAATCGTGTTCAGGTAGTCTGTGTCGAACCAGCTACCGTCGTGAATCGCAAAGCCGTCCTCGATGGTGAGCGGGTACTCTCGCCTGAATCGACGAATACCGATTCCATTCACACCATGAATCTTGTCATGTCGCCAGTACAGTTGGCGCATTGTCAGATTGTGCTGCTGTCCAAGCAGCCACTCTTCCTGGTCTGGCTCCCAACCATCAGGAACGTCAGCCTGGTAGGCCAGGTGGTCTGACCATTTGAAGAAACGGAAGCGCACGGACTTGTCACCGCGCTGCTTGGCCTCGATTGCACTCAGTACTTTCGAGTGGAAAAGATTGCCAGGTCCGTCAGCAGTCGAGATGATGATGATCTTTTTGTGTGGCCCCTCGTGCAATGTCGAGGTGACAGACGCCCAAACGTCCTCTGCATTGGGCCAGAACGCCAACTCGTCTGCGTGCAGACGCTGGTATGTCCAACCACGAGCATCACTCTTTCCACCCGCAGTCATGCATCGGAAGCCAGCCATGCTGTCACGAAAGATCAACTCCCGCTTGTTTGATCTCTCGATCGGCTTCTTCAGCAACTGAGGCAGCGAGCGGTAGTAGTGACGAACACGACCAAAGATGGCGTCTGTGGAGTCGTAGGAATCGGCAACAACCAGACACCGGGCCGGGTCCTGAACCCAGTACAGATAGTTGAAGTTGTAGGCCGTCGCCACAGTTGTGTCCCCGATTTGCCGGGGCTTGTAGTGGATCACGGTCTCGGCATCGGACTCGAAGTCCTCAAGCGCCATAATCTGCTCAGCGAATGGGGTATTGAAGAGCCTCTCTTGGCCCTTCTCATCCACAATCTTCAGTCTGCTTATGAACTCCCCAGAGTTCTGAGCTAGCTGAGCAATAAGTTTCTTGTCGTTTGCATTCACTATGCCTCACCGGGCTTCATCGACCAAGCATCTCCACCACCCGTACTGAAGTAGTTTCGAAGCTCAGACATCGCTTCACTATCGGCCTGGTCCTTCTTGGCTGCCGCAGAATCAAATCGAGTCTTTGCGTACTGCCTGTAGGCCCATTCCTCACCTTCGGTCATCGCATCACGGACACCAGTCCAGTACTGCGAGTCCATCATCTTGAACTCCTCATCAGACAACTCTCGTGTCTCAGGGAACTCAGAATAGAACCACTCACGGAACCGCTTGTCATCTTCACACCAGCGATTCCATACGCGCTCATTGATTCGAGCGCCCTTGTATCCCTTCTGACGTGTGGCTTCGTACCACTCACCACGAAAGAACCGATTACGCTTGGCCATGCGATAAGCTAGCTCTCTAAATTTCTGCTGCTGAACGGAGGGCTTGAAGCCATCATCTCCAGGCTCTAGCCACTGCTCAATGTCTGGGTGATCGACGTGGTTAGTCTCATCATTGACACCGACACTTGAGAATCGGCCAAAGAAGACTACATCATCACCCTTTTCTTCATCAGACATTTCTATCTCCTTTCAATGCATTATCACATACAGAAGGACAACCAATATGCCCAAGAAACAAAACAGATCGTTCGAAGAGTTTAATGAGGTTCTTCAACAACTAAAAGAAGAAGGCAAAATTAGCGATGCACCCCCTCCATCCCAAAAGAAGGAGAGGAGAGAATACATCACTAAGCTTACTAGGCTGTTCAAGGAGCGTATATATCCGTCTGATTAAAACGGAATGTGCTCATCTGACGCTGGACCAGGCTGGGCGCCACCGCCCTGGTATGAACCAGTTGAGTTGCCCTTAGACCCAAGAAAGCGGACATTGTCTGCCACAATCTCGGTCGAGTATCGATCTGCGCCTGTCTTGTCTGTGTACTTGCGAGTTTGGATCCGTCCCTCAACGAACAGTTCCTTCCCCTTTGTGCAGAACTTGGCCACATTCTCGGCAGATCGGCCCCACACGGTGACGTTGTGCCACTCGGTGTGATCAACCCACTGGTCGCCTTCCTTCCGTCGGTCACTCGTCGCCAGGCGAATGTTGACTACGGATGTTCCGCCCCCAGTTGTTCGAAGCTCTGGATCTGACCCAAGCCGTCCAACCAAGATTGCTTTATTTACACTCATTACTTCTATCCTCGTTCGTATTTACTGTATGCAATCGCAAGCTGACGATCGCGTTCCTTATCCGACATGTCGGGATTCTTAGCGTATTCGCTACGCATGTGTTTGGCCAGAAACTTGTCCTGTGCCGGGTTGCCCTTCTCTTTGTCTGTTTTGACGTAAGTGGGCTTACCTCCGACTCCTTGTTTCTTTGCGCGCTTTCTGCTGCACGCGCTCTTCCTTTCTTCTTTGCTCATCGAGTTCGCTTTGGATCTCGGAACGCACTTGGGGTAGCCTCGCTTTGACTTCTTGGTGGACTTCCTGCCGCAAGACTGAAACTTGCCGCCCGACTTGGGCGCACAAATATCAACCCAGTCGCCCTTCTTGCCCTTACCAAACCACTCAGTGAGAGACATGACTACCCCTTCCGGTAGCCACCGCCACGCTTCTTATACTCGCGAACGAGCCATGCGTTTGCGTAGGCGCTTGGGTACACATCAAACTTACGCTTCGCCTCTGCCTTGACTCGGGCGTAAAGCTTGGGGTTCGTGGGAATGTTGCGCGTCTTCTTCTTTCCCTTCTTTTTCCCCTTGGGGCTCCCGTACTCATACTGGTACGAGTACCCATCAGCCATGTGGACCTCTGGGCCCTTCACAGTCAAAACAAAGGACTCTGGAAGAGCAGACTTCGTTTGGTCGCTGTAGAAGGTACGGTCCTCAATCATCTGCTCAATCTCGCGCTTCAAGGCATCAGAGATGAACCCGTCCACACAAAGCTCGAAGAATGCCTTAGGGGCTGTAGAAAGCTCTTCTTTGACATCCTGACTGATGTCCATGGGATCAAGAGGACCTGGGTTGCGCTTGAACAAGGCCATGGCACGAAGGCCGTCCATCATGTCGATCTCACCCATCGGCTCAGGCTCGTGGTGATGCTCAACGAAGTCATCCCGACTCATCGCGTGATCATAGAAAAACATCAGACCCTCCCGGCCCAAACCATGCACACACGCATGGAAGCACACTTGAAATCTAGAGCTTGGCAATACCCCAACTCTCCGGCCTCCACAGCCATCTCGGGGTCCGCCTCGTCACCAATGCCCTGCTCAATACACTCCAGCATATTCGGAGAGCGATCAAAGAAAGAGCAGTTGCCACAGCGCATGTTCATGACATTCTCAACGGTGTCGTTGAACTTGTCGGCATACTGCTGCCAAAAGGCCTGGTTCCTGCCCGACTGATCAAGCTGAGGATTCGCTGGGCCGTACATCTTTGTGTCGATTGCATCCTGGCGATTCTGAAGGTTCAACTCAAGATCTTGTGTCGCACGAGGACACGCATCTGGTTGCCCAGTCTCACGCATGTTCCGCATCAAAAAGTTTTCGTGCATTATCCCTTCACCTTCGACCCAGCGCGCCACTGGTAGCAAGACCAGTACTTCGCCGTCAGCTTGTTCTTGGCTCCGGCCTTGTCGCATCCATGACGAGACCTAAAGTTCTTTCTAGCCTTGGGGTTGTCACGTCGAATGGCCATCTTGGCGTCACCGAACCGGATGACCTTCTTCTTTCCGCCAGAGCTTGCAACGACAACAAACTTCTTCTTGCCATAACCGGGCTCACCCTTTCGGATCCGCCGAGGCTTGTTCGTCTTCATTCCTGCTTTGAGCAGTGCGTCTGCGGACTGGGCCATCGTTACTTGATCTTCTTTGCGATCTTACCGACACGCTCTGATTGGCGAGCATGAAGCTTTGACGCCTTGCTCAACTGACCTGAGATTTCCTTCAGGTCATCCTTGTTGGGGTTGCCCTTCTCTTTGCGATTCATGCAGTGGCCGCCAGTCTCGCTGTACTTCATCCCAGGACCACCACGCTCACTGAGGCGAGGAAGACCCTGCTCAAGGCCCCTACGCTTCAAGAATGCCTGGAGCGCCTTTGCGGCTCTCTCTTTATCAGCAGGCGTTTGGGTTGATGGTGCCCCAATTTCTGCTTCAACATTTTCTGCAAGGCTCTGGTTTTGCATAGGAGGGTTACGATACCGCTTTTTGACGATACCCTTCCCCATCTCCAGGGCTTTCATTCTTCGCTCATCATCTCGATCCATCGCCATTTTAAAGTCCCTCTTCAACAACGATCTTATCTGCAGCGGGCTGAAATGAGATGCCCTCTTGTAGATACATTCGGTCTTCGTCCATGAGCTTCTGCTCTGCGGCCTCCATTGCCTCAAGATAGCCCAGGCGCTCGATATCACGAGGGCTCATGGATCCTCTCTGCGTTCCAGATCGTGAACCCAATGACTCACGATACTTCCGGGCCGTTTCGCCAGCACCGGCAACGTCATCAAGCGTCATCATGCCGGTGTTCTCCGTTGCATCAAGACCCATTCGATATCCAACATCATACGCAGGGCGACCCCGCATATCCGCAAACATCGCCGGATTAGTCATGGTCTCGACGGCTTCCATTCTTCCAGGGAAGACCGCGCTGGAGGCCACGTTTTGGTCCTTTTCGATCTGCTGCTGCATCAAAGACTTACGGAACTTTTCACGAGCTACAGGGTCTCTTGGAAGCATGTAGGTTTGACCGCCAACAGAGACCTCTTCGCGATCCCCCATTGGGTCCATCATTGAATCACTCATTCCGGCGACAGACTCTGCCATCATGCCCATAGAGTCAGATGGCGTCATCGCAGGCAGGCGTTCGACGGGCTGCATGCTCATCATGCCCGTGTCATCCGATGATCCCATAACAGGAGACAAGTTCAGGGTGCTGTCGAAGGTGTTCTGATAAGCCTGCTCCAAGAGTTCAAGAGATGGGCTTCTCGACAGCGCAGACATTGCCCTTTCAAGCTCCTCCTGCTCTCGGGCACTCAGTACGTCCTTGTTGCTGAGGACGTGAAACCGACCCAAAAGCAGTGCGTCACCTGGTGAAATGCGGTCTCTTCTACCCATGTGTCTCGACTCCTTAGAACCTAAAGTAACTCAACGTCACCTATAAGTTCTTTGTATAACAGGAATGATATCAGACCTGCCTCATGCAAGTCTTGGACATTAGAAATATCTTCCTTCAGAGAAACCTTTTCTGAAAAGTTCAACTGAACTGATTGCACAGGATGATTAAAAGCTTTCGCCTTGTTCATTAGATATCGATTCATTGGGCCAGCACTGCCGAACAAGTTGACTGCTGCCGCGCCATTGCTCACCGTTTGGGAGAACCGTTCACGCTGCTCATTCTCTTGAGCCTCACGAATTTCAATATCCATCACAATCTTGGGACCACGCTCAGCCCTGATTGAGAACGCACGCGAGTCGTCGTACTTCTCAACCCCTCCAGGCATCGTGTCATAGTAGAAGTCTGAGCCCCTGAAGTACCGGTCATACTCTGTTTGCTCTCGCACAGTCTCGGCAGCGGTAAACTCATCAGAGGTCTGATCGTACCAGTTCTGCAGGACCTGGCCACGCTTGCCGTTTCTGTCTTCCTTGGAGAGGCTGGTGTACTCAGCTTCAATCATGAGCATGGTCTCGTAGAGACCGTCCGCCCTGACACTCTTTTCCGTCGCGTCCTTTGCAAACTCAACAACGGGGCCGATATCGATTGATTGGTTGTACCCGCTGTCGACTGACGGGTTGCCCGTCTCTTCGTTCTGCATGGTCGCGATGCGAGTTGAAGACAAGGTTCCAAACCCACCCACACTCAACATGCTCTGAACATCAGGGAATCGGCTCAGTGATGGCTCGTCAATCGCGGGGTTGCCTTCCTCAGTACCC